CAACCTGCAGAGGGCATCAGCGAATACACAGCATGGAAGAACGCATCTGCTGCAAAGCGTTGGGTCAAGGAGCAGGTCCTTAAGCACACACCTCGCAAGTCAGTAAAGATGGTTGCAACTGGAGCACTTGATGCAAAAGGCAAGCCAACAGCCTTTACTGGCTCGTTAACCTTCAAGGTTGACAACGCATTCACATTCACTAAGTAGTAACCCTGAGGGGGGATCATGTACGACATCAACACGCTATCTGCGATTAAGAAGCACTGGCTACTTCGTACCTCAAATATCCCACGTCGATTTTTAGGTCTTGAACCACAAGACATAATCGACAGGGCTGGAGAGTTTCCTAGCGAGGTTGCGACGTGGATCGATGATGCGGTTGGTGGTCATGTCGTTAAGCAGATTGGCAACATCGGTATCAACGGTGTTGGCCTGCTCTTTGATGGTGGTCCAGGAATTGGAAAGACAACTCACGCAGTAGTTGCTGCCATGGAGTTTGTTCGCAGACTTCCTGACAACGATGCAGAGGCCGCAAAGATTCTTGGATTGACTATCTCAGACTATGGATTACGAACTCGTCCAATTTACTACATGACATACCCAGAGTTCTTATCACGTAAAAAGTCCACCTTCGATGCGGATCACGATGATAAGCGCAATATGATCTATGAACTTGATGGCTTTCACGGACGCTCGAAGTTGGACTTCCTTAATGTTCGCATACTTGTGATCGATGATCTTGGTAAAGAGTATGGAAGTAAGTATGACGACAGTTCATTTGATGAGATTCTTAGATTAAGATACGACAAGTCCCTACCGACAATTGTAACTACAAATGTTAGACTGGAAGATTGGGAAGCGGAGTACAAAGAAGCCATGGCAAGTTTCGCCCACGAAGCATTTATCCGAGTCCCTATCATTGGTTCTGACCTAAGAGCAGCCCAATGAGAGGTATGAGTATGGAATCGCATTGGCGAACCGTTCAAGTCTTTATCTCTGCTCAGGCTGCTGGCATCTTTGAAGTTGAAGTCGATACTGAATCAAAGAGAACACGATGCAACTGCCCTGTGTGGCGTAAGACAGCCTCATGCAAGCACGCATTATTTGTTCAAAACAAAATGCGCTTTAACAAAGGTCACTACTCAATACTTGTTCCTTCAGAAGTGTCTGAGGACCTAGCAGTAGAGGCAAGCGATGACCCAAAGAAGTTTCGTGACTTTGTGGTCAAGTACGCTAAAGTAGAGGTTATATGAAAGGCGGGGACATCTCAAATGTCTCCTCCCTCCAGGTTGTATGCCTTACCGATGTAGTAATTGCATTAGTTGAAGAGGAAACTAGAAGACTTCTGTCAAAGAAACTTGAATACAAGATCGGCGAAATTAATCTTCAGAACGCTAATAAGTTATGGAAACTTGCAAACAACTACGGAGTATCACTTGAGTTGGCTGGCTATCAAGATCACGGTTGGACTGAAGAGTTACTTGAGAAGGCGTTTGACAAGTTAGAAAAGCGTGTGGTCAATCCATTTAACTACTGGCAACTCTACGAGAACCCAGACGAGTTAGTTGCTGGTATCCCATACCGTGCTAATCTACGGGGCGTTATAGATGTCCCAGGACGAGTTGCACGATATGGATCAGCAGGAGTACAAATAGACAATATGTAAGAGGGGACACTAAATGGCATCTGACAATGAGCATCGCTTAGTCAGCAAGGTCATTCGAGATCGAGACATTATTCCAGCGCTACAACGTGGCGTGACTAATGCGTGGTTCTTAGATGATGACAACAAGAGGGTCTGGGATTTTGTCCGTAAACACTACGGCGAATACAGCGAAGTACCTACTGCTGTAACAGTAAAAGATCACTATCCAAATTACAAAGTCTTAGATGTACAAGACAACATTGAATACCTTCTTGACACCATTGTTGATTTCCGTCGTCGATTGCTTACTCGTCAGGGTCTTGAGAATGCAATTGAACAACTACAGGACAACAACCACGATGCTGCTCTGCTTGCTATGGAAGCAACGATCACCAAAGTTAATGAGCAAGGTGTTCTAGGAACCCATGAAATCGACCTTACAAAGAACACAGAGGAACGATACAAGGAGTACCAGTCTCTACAGAACTCAACCTTCTTAGGTATACCTACAGGGTTTGCGAAGATTGATGAAGCAACTGCAGGTCTACAGTCTGGTCAGTTGATTACAATTATTGCACCACCAAAAACTGGTAAGTCACAGATTGCATTACAGATGGCAATCAATGTGCACAGAGGTGGGAAGATTCCTATGTTTCAATCCTTTGAAATGAACAACCACGAACAACAGCAACGTCACGATGCGATGCGTGCTCACATCTCACACGGCCGTTTGCGCCGTGGAAAGTTATTGCCAGCAGAAGAGACTCGCTACATCGACACACTCAACGAGATGGAGAAGGAGCACTCCTTCCACTTGGTAGATGCTGTCAATGGAATTACAGTCTCATCACTTGCTGCAAAGATTGAACAGACAAAGCCAGACATAGTATTTGTAGACGGTGTGTACTTGATGCTTGATGAAGTAAGTGGTGAGATGAATACCCCACAAGCAATAACTAACATTACTCGTGGATTGAAGCGTCTAGCCCAGAGAATTCAAAAGCCAGTAATCATTACTACACAGACTCTGTTGTGGAAGATGCGTGCTGGAAAAGTTACTGCCGACTCAATTGGTTATTCATCTTCATTCTTCCAGGACTCAGATGTAATCCTTGGTCTTGAGCCAGTAGAGGAAGATGAAGAGATTCGATTACTAAAGATTGTTGCATCTCGTAACTGTGGACCCAGTGAGACAGCACTTACATGGCGCTGGGAGACTGGCTGCTTTCACGATGAAGACGAGATGTTGAAGTGTGTTTACTGTTCGAATTGGAACCGCATGTGATTGATGTAGAGCGTGTTCTTCTTTCCTTAGACCTCCCCCTGTATGCACAGCGTGGCATTGAGGTTAATGGGTTATGCCCTATGCATAAGAAGCGCACAGGAAAAGAAGATCACAATCCTTCTTGGTGGATTAACTCCGAGACTGGTGCACACATCTGCTTCTCTTGCGGATACAAAGGAAACATCTACACCCTTGTTGCAGACATCAAGGGCATTGATTATCACGAGGCTCGTGAGTACGCAAACGACAAAGAAGATATGCCGATTGATGCATTGATGAGACGCATCAAGGAGTTACCAGAGTACATTCAAGCCGAAGCACATCCAATTGGAATGTCAGAGGCTCGCTTGGCTGTGTATGTTGCTCCTCCAAAAATTGAGTTAAGAAAAAGGTTCTTGACAGTAGCCGCTGTAGAGACTTGCGGCGTGTTGTGGGATGAGAAGAATACTGCATGGATACTTCCTATTAGAGATCCAGAAGATTTCTCATTGTGGGGTTGGCAAGAGAAGGGGGCTCGTGGTCGTTTCTTTCGTAATCAACCTCAAGGTGTTAAGAAGTCAAAGACAGTTTTCAATGTACAGATACTGAAAGAAGATGCACCACTTATCGTTGTTGAGTCTCCACTCGATGCGGTCAGATTAGTCGGACTTGGTTACAGTGCAATATCTACATACGGAGCGATGCCTAGTGTTGAGCAGGTAAAGATTATGCGCCGTGCTACAAGAGTTATTGCAGCATTTGATAACGATGGCGCTGGACAAAAAGCCTCAGAAGAGATGCGTGGTCATGCTCGCAAGTATGGGATTGAACTGTCTTACTTTAATTACACAGGCATCGATGTAAAAGATGTTGGTGACATGATTGAGAGCGACATACACAAGAGCATCGAGACAGCACGAGATATGATCTATGGCAAGGAGGCGTATCTATGATGGACTTGCGAGATAAAGATCGCCCCCTACATGTTTGCATTTGCGGATCAATGCTATGGAAAGTACAAGCAATGTTTGAGGACGGAGAAATTTCTCTGTACATGCTAGATATGGAATGCGCCCTATGCGGGTCTCTAGCAACTGCACCAACTGCGATAGATAATCAATGACCTTCACAGGAACACTCAAGCCTTACCAAGTAGAGGCTGTAGACCGCATGGTAGAGCGCAAGAAGATGCTTGTGGCTTATGAGATGGGTCTAGGCAAGACCTGCATGACTATCGCCTCTGTTGAGGAGTTAAAAGACAACGGTGTAATTACAAAGCCAGTATTAGTTATAGCCCTATCAAGTTTGAAGTACCAGTGGCAGAAAGAGATACAGAAGTTCTCTGACTCCTCCACCACGGTTGTTGACGGCTCTAAGGCAGTCCGTACAAAACGCTGGGAAGAACGTACCGACTACGTCATCTGCAACTATGAGACTGTAGTAGGGGATTGGGATTTGATCAAAGACCAAGAATGGGGAGCCATAGTCTGTGACGAAGCCACAGCAATCAAGGGCTTTAAATCAAAGAGGTCTAAGGCTGTTAAGAAACTGTCTAACAGCGTACCTATTCGTTTTGCATTAACAGGAACACCTATTGAGAATGGCAGACCTGAAGAGGTATACAGCATCATGCAGTTTGTAGACTCAACTCTTCTAGGTCGATTTGATTTGTTTGATCAGACGTTCATTGTTCGCAATCACTTTGGTGGGGTGCAGCGCTATCGCAACTTACAGTTGTTTCACGATAAGATGAAGAGTTCTTCCGTTCGAAAGGTTCAGACAGATGCAGACGTTGCTCCATATCTTCCAGACACTATTCATCGTGACCCTATGTTTATTGCCTTTGATAAGAAGACTTCCTATCTTTACAACTTCATCGCAGACGAGTTAAGCAACGAACTTTTTGAAGCACAGCAGTTGCTGGGCGCTAACTTCTCGCTGATGGCTCACTACGGACACGACAGTAAGCCAGGAAGTCCTGTAGATCAGTTGCGTGGATCGATCATGTCAAAGATTACTGCTCTTCGTATGTTGTGTGATGACCCCAACCTCTTACACAAGAGCGCAAACAAATTTGATGAACATCTTGGAGAAGGCAGTGCTTACGTCAACAGTTTAAAGACAAGAGACTTATTAGAAGGGGTTACTAAGACCCCCAAGTTAGATGCATTAAAGGCTTATGTAAATGATCACTTAGACACCGATCCAGAAGCAAAGGTAGTTGTCTTTACTTCCTGGGTAGGAATGCTAGAGAGCATTCAAGAGGCAGTTGGTGGAACCCTTTACACGGGCTACATGAATGCTAAGGAGAAGGAAGCAAGTAAGACCAAGTTTCTAACTGATCCAGAGTGTCGTGTGTTCATTTCATCTGATGCTGGTGGGTATGGTGTAGACCTGCCTATCGCTAACCTGCTGGTTAACTATGACCTTCCTTGGAGTGCAGGTCTGGCTGTCCAACGTAATGGGCGTATCAAACGAGCCTCTAGCCGCTGGCCTAGTATCACTATTCAAGACATGTTGATTGCCGATTCGATAGAAGAAAGGCAACATGATATGCTCCAGCAGAAGAACGCTGTAGCAGATGCTGTTATTGATGGTCAGGGTATTAACGCCAAGGGTGGCGTCGACCTCACCGTTGGAAGTCTGATAGGGTTCTTACAGAAAGCAAGACCATAGGGGGAAAAATGGCGAGAGTAAAAGCAACAGAATCACGAGAAGAAGATCCGCTCATTAAAGATGCACGAGAGTTTTCTTTTCTTAAACAACAAATTGACTTCTTAGAAAAACAAAGTAAAGAAGTTCGTGAACGTCTATTTGCTCAACTAGATGAGATAGGTGAAGTAGACGACAAAGGTAACATCATCATTGAATTACCTGAAGAGGTAAATGGGTTTGGTGCTTTAGTAAAACAGCGTCGTGTATCCCGCAAGATTGATGAACTTATTGCAGATGAAGTCATTACTGAAAAAGGAATGGAAGATCAACTGTACAAAACAATTCGGGTTGTAGATGAAGATGCGTTGATGGCTGCTCTTTACAATGACGAACTAACAGAGGCAGAGATCGATCTTATGTACCCACAGAAAATTGTGTGGGCGTTAGTAATGAATAAGAGATAACACATGGCAGGACTACGTGGACAAGACGAGATTGATGCAGCATTTGCTGACCTTGAATATATCCCTGGTTCTAAGAAGAAGCGCCGTGATTTAGATCCAAAAGTTTCTCGTCGTAAAAACGGTGAGAGTAATGGCTGGGATGCAAACCCAGTTGTTAAAACATTAGGTGGAGTAGAGACAGAGGTATTTACAATCGGTGCATTAGCACTTGCATTGGAAAAGACCATTGTTACTATCCGCTTATGGGAACGCAAGGGATACATTCCTCGTGCTCCATACCGCCTTCGGTCTAAAACACTTAAGGGTGAAAAGACTGGTGGCAACCGAGTTTATACTCGTGCATTAATAGAATCTTCGATTGAGGAATTTAATCGAAGAGGATTGATTGGTTCTGCTCGTGTAGAGTGGAGCCAACATGAAGACCTTACAGAGGCTTTAGTAAAGCGCTGGAAGGACATAACATCCACCGAGAGCCGAAGTGATTAAGAGTCTGTCACGGGGCCTCATTACCAAAGGAAACAAATGCCAATTACAAAGCCGCAGTTAGACGCAGACACATACCTCGATGAGGATAGCGAAACCGCAGTTCCTAAAGTAGGAACAACTGTTCAACAAGGATGGGATGCAATTGATGCTCTCGTCACAAAGACAGATGGAGATTTTCCAACTGACTTCCGTTTCTCCGAAGAACCACAACTTGTAAAGTTCCTCGAAGATCGTCCATTTGCTTCATACGAACAACACTGGATTGAACGCCCTAAGGGTAAGAAGTCTTTTGTTTGCTTGGGCGATAACTGCCCACTATGCGATGTACTAGGTGATAAGCCTCGTGGAAAGTTCGCATTCAATGTCCTTGTTCTTAGTGGTGAGACACAGGGCGTTCAAATCCTTACAGCACCACCATCACTTGCTCGCCAGATTAAGAAGGCGCACGATGATGAGCGCAAGGGACCTCTTGATAAAGAGTTCTGGGAAATTTCTCGGTTAGGTATGGGACCAACGACACAATATACCCTCAATTTTGTGCGTGGCCGTGATCTAGCAGAGGAATGGAAGTTAAGCAGTGACGCTGTTGCAGAGTCTGTAGCAGCCGCTGTACCGTTCACAGCAGAAGTAATTAGGGAGACCCCTCGCTCCGAAATGCTTGAGGTTGCTCGCTCTGTAGCGTAACTGTACTTCCATCGAGAAGGGGTCTGTTTACTTCCGTTTCCAGGCCCCTTCTCATTACAGAATGAGGGATCATGAACATCATTACAACCAAAGAACAGTTAAAAGATCTTGTTGAGTTTTACTCCAAGGTAGATGCATTTGCATTTGACGTTGAAACAGTTGGTGAAAATAGAATCCAACCTGTAGTTAACGATGTAATGTGGATATCACTAGCGACAGAAGGTCGCACTGATGTTATTCCAATGGGACACCCTAATGGTGAGTTCCTTCATTGGGATAAAGAGTTATTGTTAAGTGGTCAACGCAAACTTGCTGCAGGTAAAGAGTTAAAGGATGCAGACTACTCAAAGAACGAAGCAAAGTGGGTTCCAGTATTTGATGCACCACCAGTTCAACTGCTTCCTGGAGATGTATTCAAAGCGTTAAAGCCTTTATTTTTTAGCGATCAATTAAAGATTGGTCACAACGTTAAGTTTGATTTGAAATCAATTGCTAAGTATTACCGTGGAGAAGTTCCTAAGAAACCATTCTTTGACACGATGATGGCTTCCTTCATTATCGATAACAGAAACAAGAACATGTTAGGACTTGCTGCCTGTGCAGAACGAACACTCAAGATCAAAGTTGAAAAAGGTATTGGAGCAATGGTTGAGGTTCACTCTTTCAGCGATGTTGCTCACTACTCTGGTTTTGACTCAGAAGTAACTTGGAAGTTATACAAAGCACTAGAGCCAAGGTTAGAAGGAAGTTTGAAGCGTGTATGGGCACTAGAGATGGATGTAGTTGCTGCACTGTGCGATATGGAACTTGCAGGAGCAAACATCGATGTCAAAGAATTAACATTACTAAAGGCACGACTTGAGAAGGACATTGATCTTGCACGAGCAAAGGCATGGAAATTAACAGGTAAACCATTCTCTATGAACTCAGTGAAAGAGAAGCAGGAATTACTGTTCTCACCTAAAGAAGAAGGTGGTCGAGGTATTCGTCCTAACCTTCGTATCCGTATTGCACTGACTACAAAAGGCCAAGAGGTTGCTGCGAGTAACCCAGAAGCATTAAGTATTCGTCACTACTCAGTGTCTTCTGACGCACTAGAGTTCTATCGCAAGAAAGATGAACTTGTAGATGCAATCCTTGAGTATCAAGATCTCAACAAGTTGATGACAACTTATGTAATGCCGTACCTAGGTGGAGAGATTACTCGTACCACTATGGGTAAAGAGAAGATCGTTGACAAGAAGAGCCTCATGATTAACGGCAAGGTACATACAAACTTTAAAGCGCATGGAGCAGAAACAGGACGTTTCTCCAGTAGTGACCCTAATCTACAGAACATCCCTAGTAGCGGTGAGTATGGAAAACTCATTCGTAACTTGTTTATTGCTCCACCAGGATACAAGTTAGTCGTTGCTGATTACTCACAGATTGAACCACGCATCATTGCAGCATTTTCTAATGACCCCATCATGGTAGAGAACTACAGAACTGGTGGAGATATCTACACCACTATTGGTGACACTATGAAAGTAGATCGTAAGGCTGGAAAGGTATTGGTTCTATCAATTGCTTACGGCGTTGGCCCAGAGAAGATTGCACAGAGCATTGGTTGTTCTGTTACAGATGCTAAAGATTTGTTGGCTCGTTTTGAGGCACAATTCAACGACATCTCTAAGTACAAAGCAAAAGTAATTCGACAGGCAACTGGGAAGGCCCCTATACCATATGTGGAAACCATCTTTGGCCGTCGTCGTTACATCCCAGAGTTAAAGAGTCAAGACAGAGGGCTAAAGTCACGAGCAGATCGTCAAGCATTTAATACAGTAATTCAAGGATCTGCTGCAGATTTAATGAAATTAGCGATTGTTAGAGCACATTCCTGTTTTACTGATGAACCAGATGTGAATGTCGTGTTGACTATCCACGATGAGTTAGTTACCGTTGCTCGTGAAGATCTAGCAGAAGAGACAGCCGAAGCAATTCGTGTGTCGATGGAAGGTATTCACCTACCAGAGATTACAGTTCCTCTTATTGCAGATGTAAAAATAGTTAACAAGTGGGGAGAAGCAAAGTGAGTAATGCAGACTGGTGGGCAAAACAACTAGGTGCACAGCCACAGGCGCCACAACAACAGGTTCCTGTTGCGGCACCTCGTCAAGTTAATAACCCAAGGCCACCCTCGCAACAACCCATGACACAGTTTCAACAACCACAACAGCCAGCATCACGAGCACAGAGCGCATCACAAACTGCATCATGCCCAGAGTGTGGTGGAACAAACTACATGTCTGTACAGAAGGCTGCAGCACGTTGCTACGACTGTGGTTATCCCATCAGTCAATCAGGAAGTCGTTATGGATCATTGACTGGTGCAAAAGTTGAAGGTAGTGCTAAGAGTGCTATGGGTAATGATACTCAAAGTAATTGGAACCCACAAGGAATTATCGGGAGAGTAGACTAAATGAATGATGAAGCCCGCAAGATTGTTGCTACCCTTAACAAAAAGTTTGGCAATAATGTGGTGGTTATTGCGTCTGACATTCGGTCTGACCTTATTCCTCGTATTACTAGTGGTTCTACCACTCTTGACTATGTTCTTGGTGGTGGCTTCCCTGGTAATCAATGGAATGAACTCATTGGCGAACCATCGCATGGAAAGACAGCGGTTGCGCTTAAAACAATCGCAGCAAATCAAGCCTTAAAAGAAGATCACACAACTGTCTGGGTTGCTGCAGAGCAGTGGGTACCAGAGTATGCAGAGATGTGTGGAGTAGACACAAGCCGTGTCATTGTTATTGAAACAAACATTATGGAAGAGGCTTATCAAGCCGTCATAGAGTTCGCAGAATCAAAGTCAGTAGACGCCATTGTTATTGACTCCCTTCCTGCTCTTTCACCAGCCCCCGAAATGGAGAAGGACATGAATGAAATGACTGTTGGAAGAGGAGCACTCTTGACCAACAAGTTCTTTCGTGTAGTTGGTTCTGCAATCAAGCGCAGTCTGGTTGAGGATGAACGTCCAGTGCTCGGTCTCATAATCAACCAGTACCGCATGAAGATCGGTGTGATGCATGGAGATCCTCGTACCACCCCTGGTGGAGAAGGAAAGAACTACGCCTTCTTTACTCGTTGCGAAATTCGCCGTGATGAATGGATTGAGATTGGTCCTAGCGGTAATAAAAATCGTATAGGACAACGCATCAAAGTTCGTACATT